TATATACAAACCTTGGATTCTTAGTGTCCATCATACTATCTACCGTTCTAAACCAGAACCCTTTGTTAGTCTCATAGAACAGGAATGTTGGTGCATAGTTGTGTTCTTTTGACAAACACCTTCTAGCAACAGAATTGATAAAATCAAATGGACGCATATTAGGAGCAACAAACTTAAAATTGTTTGATGTTTCTTCGTAATACAACTCTTTCTTAGAGTTGAGCATATCCTCATCTCTGAATATCTTTTTAATAATATCTTCAGAAGGTTCGCTACTAAACGCCTGATTCACACGAATACGATTTGAACGTACTGCCTCTGGAGTTGTAAAGGAAAGTGTGTATGCAAGTGTATTATCATTAACAGATACCTTACTGTCTACTTTGTAGATATACAGGGGTGTGTCTGTAAAATCAATTGCATATGAACGAGTTGTGTCATCGTCAGCATTTGGTGTTACCAGACGCAACTTTAACTTCTCTTGTCCAATAATTGGAAGGTTTGTCAGTAGGTTGTTCGTGTCAACAAGTGAAATGTCACCAGTAAGTGCATTTTTAAAAATATCTTCGTATATGTTAACTGATGCAAATTGGTCTCTTAAATCGAGTACTATACCACTTGAGGCATATATCTCGCAGACTTCAATATGATATTCACCAGCGTACTGTAAAGTCGCCATGTCTATCTACCTATTTTTGTTTCAAACTCAGAACGGATTTTACCAAGATATTGTGGTTGAATCAATCTTATTTTTCTCTTTGATTCCAAAACTCTTTCCTCATATTCATAATTAGTGATGGTTATCGCACCAGCAGGTAAAGTTGTTGCTGGGTCATTAGGGAGTTCTATCAAGAACTTGGTAGAACCAGACTCCTGTGTATATTCATAGTGATGCACATCATCTACATTGGTATACTTAGACGCTACGAACTTTTCAAATCTTGGTACTGACATTGGCCAGTCACTATACACATCTTTGATATCGTTTGCAAGAAGAACCACCCAATGAAGGGTAGCATCACCGTAGTAGTCGTGTGCAATTTGTTCTGGAGTTGAACCATCAGGCACATCATAGAAGTCAAAGTTAACTAGACTTGCTAGTGTAGATTCTGTGAATTTAATTCTACGAGTAATGTCTGTCATGGTAACTAAATTACCATCACCTTTAACATCTACTTGTACTTTTGGGAATTTTCTGAAATACATATATTAAAATCCTCGTGCGACTTTTTCTCTGGTGACAATATCTAACTCTTTAAATGTCATTGTAAGTTCTGTTTCTGATGGGTGTCCATCACCAAAAAACTGTGGTCTGTCACCACCAAACTTTACATCAACTGCTTCTAATACTGAGGTGCCAATTGCATGTAGATGTTCTGCTGGATGATATTGAATATCAAATGTAGATGGAGCTTTAAGTGTTCTGCCTAAACTGTCACCTGTTGTGAATGATGGCATAGAATGTTCTCTGAAAGTTTGAACAATTTGTTCAATCATCTCTGCCTCAGTACTAGAGCGTGGAATCAATCTAAATGTGAACTGGAATGAACGTCTGTCGATACCCTCAAATTTCATCTCTGTTCTGTTGTTTGTAGTCTCGCCTGACATGATTGCCTTTGCCGCTTTAGCACCAGTTGCACCAGCACCTTCTAATGCTGCAGCTGTTTTGTTTTTTGCTTCTTTAGCTAGTGTCGATCCTAATACACCCATGTTAATATTCTCTGAAGCACCGAGCATGCCTTTGTAACTTCCAAGTCCAGCAGCTACTAGTAGTCCAATCTCTGCTTCACCATAGTTTGCTTTCTGGGATACTGATATTTGACTAGGCATGTATAGTGTAATAGAACCAATAGTTCTTACTGTTGGGGCTCTAGGAACTGAACCTTTGGTTGCTTCTCCGTTTGGTACTGCTCCACCATTAAAGTATGCCTTTGCATCTGTTTGTTCATTCATAAAAAATTCAACATAGTGTGCAGAACGAGACATACCACCTATATCCATAGGATATACCAAACCACCTGCTTTCGCCTTTTGTTTTGCAATGTACGACACACTGTTTATTTCCTTCAGATTTCCCATATAAATATCCTTACAAGACTTAGTTCTTTAAAGTATTTATAAGGTTTAACATGGCATACAGTGGAAGATACGTCCCTATTCAGCAAAAGAAATATAGGGGTGATGTGAGTAAAGTAGTATACCGTTCTCTCTGGGAAAGACGTTTTATGGTGTATTGTGATAAAAGCAGTTCTATTCTTGAATGGGGCAGTGAAGAAGTTATCATACCATACATATCCCCTCTTGACGGTAGAAGACATCGTTACTTCCCCGATTTCTACATCAAAGTGAAACAAGCAAATGGTGAGATAAAGAAAATCATCATTGAAGTAAAACCTAAAGCACAGTGTGGCCCACCAAAACCTCCAAACCGCAAGACTAAAAGGTTCATTACGGAAGTCCGTACATGGGGTGTTAATCAAGCAAAATGGGAAGCAGCAATAGAATGGTGTAAAGATAGAGGTATGGAATTTAAGATTCTTACAGAAGACCACTTAGGTTAGACGTATAAATAGATGTATGACTGATGCAATTGATAAAGTAATAGAACAGGCAGGGGGTAGAGATTTATCTATCCGTTGGTTCAGAAAGCAAGTAAAAGAACTTGGAGACATAAATCCAAGGGAACAACTTCGTGAGGGTAAGTTAAAAACTCGCCCAGTATTTGGTAAGATGAATTTCTTCATGTACAGTCCAAAGTACAAAGATAACAGAAATGTTTTACCATACTATGATAGATTTCCATTAATACTACCAATTACACCCATAGGCGGTGGAAAGTTGAGTGATGGATTTATGGGGTTGAATTTTCATTACCTATCAGTACCAATGAGAGTCAAACTATTGAATGTGATGGCAGAGTATGCCAACGGCCCAATGGACGAGGCAACTAGAATCAAGTTAACATGGAATAGAATTAAAAGAAATAAGATGGTTCAACCAACAATTAAAAGATATCTTATGGATCATGTAAAACCACCGTTTCGCATTATTAATGCAGATGAAATGATGGTTGCAGTACTACTACCTGTGCAAAAGTTTGTACATGCAACTGAAGGTAAAGTATATGCAGATTCCAGAAGAATGTCAAATGCTCCAAGGAGACCAAGTTAATGGCAGCCCCCACACCCTTAGACAATTTCTATACAACTATATCAAAATTCGGTCAAGCAAAACCAAATAGATTTGAGTGTGAAGTTTTTCTTCCCAAGGCAATTAAAGCGGCGTCAAATACACAATTACCAGCAGACTTAAATCTTCGTATTGTTGGCGCATCATTTCCAGGCAAGAATATTCGTACAACTACAGATGAGAATATATACGGCCCATCTTATGAAGTTGCACAAGGATTAACTTATGGTGAAGAGATTACGTTAGAGTTTCTTCTTAAACAAAACCATGAAGAACGACTTGTATTTAATGCATGGCAGGATTTTATTGTAAGTCCTAGTACATACAATGTGTCATATTACAATGACTATGTTTCTAATATAAGAATTTATCAGTTAGATGAAAAAGGTATGAGAACTGCTGGTATTGAAATTCGTAACTGTTTTCCAAAGACAGTGAATGCAATTGAATATAATATGGATACTACTAGTGCGTTGATTAAAACCAGTGTCGGTATGTCATTTAGGGAATGGGTGCCTCTTGCATCAAAAGGTACTACAGATAAAGAAAAGGCAACATGGGTAGTTTATGATGAATATAATGAACATCCAATTATGAGCTCAAATGTACCTAGAGGCGTGCAATTAGATGCCATTCAAGATGGTGCAAATAGGGGTCGTAATGTTGGTGGTTCTAATTTCCAAGATGGTACATATAGTGGTCGTGCTGTTGGTGGTAATTTTGTAGACTCATTTCCAGGCCGTAACAAAGGTATGTTTGAGGATGCTAGTAAAGCATACAATGATGTAATAGCTGCAAGAGATAAAGTAGTATTCGCACAACAAAAAGTTGTGGCTTTCAAGAATTTCTTTAAAGGAATTACTAGGAATCCATTAAGTAATCTGGGCATCGGTAGAGGCCGTGGATTTTAATAATCGTAATGTAAATAGGAGATAATCATGGCATTACCAAAACTGGCTTCGGCCAAGTATGAGTTGACGTTACCATCTGATGGTAAAAAAGTGGAATTTCGTCCCTTCCTTGTAAAAGAAGAAAAACCTCTTTTGATGGCACAAAGTGCTGGAACTGAAGCAGATCAGATTAGAGCAATTAAAGATATTATTAATAATTGCACATTTGAAAAGGTTGACCCAAGTATTATACCTTTCTTTGATTTAGAATATATCTTCTTACAATTACGTGGCAAATCTGTAGGTGAGACAACAAAGATTTCTGTTACCTGTCCAGATGATGGAAAGACTAAAGTAGAAGTTGAAGTTAACCTTGCAGATATTAAGTGTGTTAATAATGTTGAACATACTGATCATATTAAGTTGTCTGAAAATATAGGAATAATGATGAAGTACCCTATGATTGATGTCATGGCAAAAGCGTCTGATAAACCAGAAGCTGCATTTGATATTATTAAAGGATGTATTTCATCAATTTATGATTCAGAGAATGTGACTGATAGAAAAGACATGGAAGAAAAAGACTTGGATGAGTTTATTGAATCTATGAATCAAGAACAATTTGAAAAACTAAACGATTTCTTTACTACGATGCCTCGTATTAAGGAAGAGGTTAAAGTTAAAAATCCAAACACTGGTGTTGAAGGTACTGTTGTACTTGAAGGGATGGCAAGTTTTTTTTAGTATCCCTCTCTCATAATTCATTAGAGAATTATTTTAAGACAAATTTTGCTCTAATGAAGCATCATCAGTTTTCTTTAACTGAGATAGAAAACTGGATACCGTGGGAGAGGGAGGTATATGTTTCTTTACTCCTACAGTATTTGGAGGAACAGGAATTAAAAGAGCGTCAAAGCGCTGCGAACCGTAAACATAAATAAGTATAGTATAACAAAGGAGAGAGTGTTATGTCTGAAGAAATAAAGAAAGCACACCCAGCAGATACAAATGGGGATGGTAAAGTATCAGAAGAAGAGCATGCAATGTTCTTAGAGTTCAAGCGTAAAGAACTTGAAGATAATGATGCCATGAGAGATGCTCAACGGCAGATGACTTGGTTTGCATTAATTGGGTTGTTACTATATCCATTTGCAGTAGTACTTGCATCATTTGTAGGATTAGATGAAGCACAAAAAACACTTGGTAGTATGGCACCAACATATTTTGTTGCAGTTGCTGGTATTGTCGCTGCGTTCTTTGGAACACAAGCATACACAAAAAAGAAGTAAATTAAATGGCAAACAATGAAAGAGTAAATGAACAGTTAGCAGGCGCTGTTAGAGAGTTGAGAGATTCTAATCTAAGAGTCGCATC